GATAGTCATTTTCATTTTCATTTTCATTTTCATTTTCATTTTCATTTTCAGCCGAGGGATATTCATCTTCATCGGAAACTTGAAATGTTTCTACTGATTTGGATGAATAATTATTAGCATCATTTTGTAAATTACTAATATTATTATTTGATTCATTGTTTTTAATTTCCTGTAATTTATGATGAGTTAATATAAAACTAACAGCCAAAAATAGACATATTATCGGATCATATAATGCTGATACTACTATAAGAACAATGAATAATATTCTCACTAATAAATTTTCGAAATTACGTAATATATTATTATTTAAATTTGGTATAGCAAATACACAATAAACAATTAAGCCCATCACAATTACTAATTTCAATAAATCATTCAAATTATTTACCATATTGGTGCTCATAGGACCTTTTTTCATTTGTATAAATTAAACATAGATAATAATAATATTTAAAAATAAAAACACCTTTATTTGTAATAATACAATCGACATATAATTATGGTAATAACCAGTCGTGGATATTCCATAATAAAAGATAATTATAGTGCCGAAGAACTGCAATCATTAAAAAAGGAATTAACCGTTAAACCGTTTGTTAATAAGGATTTTGGCGCACCACCTAATTCATTTCCTGTATATGGTGAAAGTAAAAAAAAATTATATATTCCAAGATTTTATGGCATTAAACGCTATGGCGAACCCACCGAACATAAATTAACAAATCCAATGAAAGTTAATCTCGATTTTATTAAAGAATTACGTCCAATACAATTACCCATTGTTAATAAATATTTAGAGGTAGTTGCTCCGAAAAACGGTATTGATAGTGGTGGGGGTGGTATTATATCCGTTCCATGTGGTTATGGGAAAACTGTATTAGCTCTATATTTGGCAGCTAAATTAAATGTTAAAACCTTAGTTGTCGTCCATAAAGGTTTCCTTTTAGATCAATGGCGTGAACGTATAGAAGAATTTCTACCTACAGCATCCATTGGTAGAATACAGGCCAAAGTTACCGATATAGAAAATAAAGATATTGTTATCGGTATGTTGCAAAGTATTTCTATGAAAGATTATGACGAATCTATATTTAAGGGTTTCGGATTGGTCATCTATGATGAATGCCATCATCTTGGTGCTGAAGTATTTTCCAAAGCCCTCCTAAAAACCAATTTTAAATATCTACTGGGATTATCAGCAACACCGACGCGAATGGATGGATTATCTAAAGTTTTTGAATGGTATTTGGGACCAATAGTATATTCTATAAAAAAAAGAGAAACTGAAAATGTGGATGTGAAGATCATTAAATTCCATGATTCCGATCCTAAATATTCGAAAGTAGTCCTAAATCAAATGAGAAAACCCTGTATGCCCATTATGATTAATAATATCACCGCATTTCCAAAACGGGTTACTTTAGTAATTAATGAAGTTAAGATGTGTCTTGAGGATGGTCGTAAAATTTTATTATTGAGTGATAGACGTGAACATCTAAAAATATTGAAAACTGAAATTGATAAAATTGGCGAATATACAGCTGGATTTTATTTGGGTGGTATGAAAGCACGTGATTTGGAAGAAACGGAGGAAGCTGATGTTATATTGGGAACTTTTTCGATGGCGAGTGAAGGTTTTGATTGTCGCTACCCATTAAATACGATTATATTGGCATCACCCAAAAGTAATATAGAACAATCAGTCGGCCGTATATTACGACAAGAAGCGAAAAACCGAACAAAAGTTCCCTTGATTATCGATATAGATGACGATTTTTCACTTTTTGCCAGACAAACTCCCAAGCGCATTAAATTCTATAAAAAAAATAAATATAATATTAAATACTATAATAAAGAGGGTATTCAGACAGGTTCTATGTTAAATACTTCTGGTGCCGAAGGTGAAAATGATGCGGTCGGGGAGGAACTCGACTTTTTAGATTAAAGAACATAATCAATCATACTTTTGTCTTTGGATAATTTAATATAGTCATGCGAATCCAGTTTAGTTATATTTTCATCAAATAATGGTCGTTCTAAATCAAATCTTTTGGCGGTTGTTTCTTTACAAATAGTAAATAGTTCATCTACATTACATAAACGGTCCTTGTTTTTTTTCATATAGTTAACAATCAACGCCTGGATATAGGGTGATCTTTCAACGGTTTCTATTTTTCTTTTTATTGTCTTATTAATCGGTTTCGGACGTGTTGATAAAACAATACGTTTATTAACTAATTTATTATAATTTTCATTTATACATATCGAATTATTGGTTACATTATGGAGTATAATACCACTACCCATTAAACAATTTACTATATCGGTTCGAACATTCACTAAATGGGTATTATCATTAAATTGTAACAAGACATCGATAATATCCACATTTGCTTCAATTTCAATTTCTCTATTATTTATAGAGACCGTCATAATACCAATAATACAATTTGTATTCCATTGTAGGATGCGTTCCGGATATTTTTTATGGAGCATATTTTCAATAAGTAGTTTCTGTGGCATGAATGCGGATTGTGGTGATACTGTCGTATTGCTGGCTTTTATCGGCCACATACCCATTGAAGCATAGGATAGATTTGTTATATATGTCGGGTTTACTTGTAGTTCACTATTTAATTTATAGGATTTCGCCTTGTCAATAATCATTTTGGATGTTGTGGAAAATTCTATTAAATCATATGTTTTTATTTTATCTAAAATGCGGTAATCTTGGTAATGCATTTGTATTGCTATTATTAGACGTTTCGTTAGTTTCACTTTATATTTCTCTAAGAATATATCTTTATCTTTAATGTAATCCATTAGGGATAGTGTATGAATACATAAATACAGATTTTTTGTTATTTTATGATTTAAATATTGTAATATGAAGGTATCATAATTATCATAGCAATTCATAATATCTTTATAATATTCGGAAATACGGTTTTGTAAATGTCGAGTAGCTGTATTATTATTAAAGTGACTATGAATGATAATTAATTTATTTATATAGCCATTGACGGTTTTTATTAATGGTAATTTAGAAGATATATTGTGGGTAAAATGTTCCACCACCAGATTAATAATATTATTATTATTTTTTATATCATGGATTAATTTTAATATGTTGTTGACATATTCGTAGTTATTATCTTCCAATTCACACTTAATTAATGGAATGATATATGGGGTATTATAGATTAGTTGTGTATAGCGACTAAAATTGAAACAGTCAATATCGTAAAATGATACGAGGTCATTTAATTTGGTTATAATACACATACTTTCCGCAATATAGTTCTTTAGTGTATCACACTTAATTGTCACATGTGGTGAATTTAAGTATATAGATTCGATTAATAGTTTATAAAACGGCAAATAATGCTTTTCAATGGTTTTTATAAAATTTAAATATTTAGTATCCATCAAATGTTTATTAAATTCGAGTATTATTATAGCACCGTGCTCTTCTAAAAACCCTTCCCAACATTGATTAAATAAAATATTTAAATTCAATCTTGGTATAAAGTTAAATATTATAGATAATTTATATACAATTTCATGTGTTTCCAACCAACAATTTTCAAAATATGTTATTGACGGCCAATCAACTTTACATGTTATATAATCTATTAGATATAACCGAAAAGCTTCTGTAACATCTGTATGTGTAATAGTAGATGCTGATTGATATAATGATTGCATTATATCATTATCGAGATCAATCCCATTAAATAAATTATGGAGTATGGGTGTTATGGATGACGTTATTATCGACATTATATGTATCACTATATGTAATAGTTAATAATAGTTAATGTTAATATTTAATAGTTAATATTTAATAGTTAATAGTTAATAGTTAATAGTTAATAGTTAATAGTTAATAATAGTTAATGTTAATGTTAATATTTAATAGTTAATGTTAATATTATTCTCAATTTTATTATATAAAATATAAAATATAAATTATATATTATATATAGTATATATAATGGTAAAAACAGATTATAATGTATTATTCCAGCAAGTATTGGTAGTATTATTATTAGTTCTATTGGTCGTTATTGTAGTGCGTAAATTCGTATTAGATAAAGACTTCTTTTCCAATCCAGAGAGTGTTCGAGAAGATGATGCGATAAAAGCCTATTATATGGATAAAGAAGCATATCCAGGACATGGTCGCGACGATCGTGTTGCCAAAACATTATGTTTAGATTAGAATATCGCTTATACAGTGCTTATACAGTTCTTATACAGCGCTTAATTCTTACAAGTTTTGTAATTTATTTTTTCAAAATCGGGTGTTATATAGGAAACCTCCTCTTGGTTTAAATTAACCCGTTCTCCAAATACATCATATATAAAGTTTTTGAGTTTGACTCCACTATTTGTTATACCATAATTATCAATATAATGCTTTCTTGGCTCATATGTTGCTATCTTTCCCATTAATTTATCCAGATTTTCTTCAAAATCATGTTCATCCGTGAAAAATTCACCAGTTTCAGGTGTAACATATTTCCAACCACCGACAATATTCTTATTAACAAGGCATGGAACATTATGGCATAATGCTTCGGTTAAAACACGTGGTGAGGCATCACTAATATTTGGTATAAATATAAATTTAACCTCATCATATTTTTTTATCATTTCATTATATTTCAATTTAGGTGTTGTTTCTAATTTATTTTCACATCCTTCAGGTAAATCACACCCACTCCTTCCCACTAAAAGGCCTTTATAGTTATATTTCTTACATAAAATAGTAAAACATTTTTCAGCTAATTCTAAATTTTTATTATATGCGACCCATTCCTTTGTGCTACAATCAGCCTTATCATCTCTATGGCATATATATAAGAAATCATACTTTTTAGTAATTGATGGATCGGGTTTATGGAGATTGCAGTCAGCAAAATCGGATTCACTCATTAATATACTTTTCATATTCGGTGGAAGATAGCTATTAGGATCGCGGAAACAATGAAGCCATCCATCACACATATTGACCCATTTCTTATAATCATATTCATTACTCTTATTGAAACCATCTTTAGGATTTTTCGGTTCATTTGGAAATTCCTGATAACTCGAAATACCTAATATTAAAAATTTTTCCTTTATTTTCTTATATTCGTCATAATGAGATTTCATAAAAAACGGTCTGGATAATAGCACTATATTTAATTGCTTCCCCTTATCATCATATAAATTCACAAATGGACGATCCACTTTAAACAGTGCTTGTTCTTGAGTAAATGTTTCCTTTATAATGGGTTGTTTATCACATAGACTTTCCCTCATACTTGCGATGATTAACATTAATATTATAAGGAGCGATGTGTTTAGCATTAATTACTATAATGTAATATTTTTTATGTATTAAAAATGGGTAATATTTTTTATGTATTAAAAATGGGTAATATTTTTTATGTAATAAAATTGAATAATATTTATACATAATGACATTATATAATACCATACATCATGCCATACATCATGCCATACATCAAGCTATCCATCGCGCCATCCATCGCGCCATCCATCGCGCCATCCATCGCGCCATCCATCGCGCCAGAACCAATCAAGATGGTCATTAAACATCGTCATTCTATTGCGGGACATACATATTCTAAGGTGTGTGGTCGTGGATGTCACCTAATTACTCGACCTGGTCCATGGGTTCGATGTGAATGCTTAGGTGCTAAATAACAAGATATGTACCGATATATCTATGATAATATATAAGAATCTAAAATATAGTCATATTATATATAAGATATAGTCTAATGGAATTGGGATTAAATTCAAATTCAAAATCAGAGCCTATAATATCCACTAAAAATAAAAATAGATTTGTTTTAACTGCTTCAACGCAATTATTACACAAGAAATATAAATTAATGAAAGAGCTTGGAAATGGTTGTTATGGTAATATATTCCTCGCTGAAAAAACAAAAAATAAACAAACATACGCTATAAAAATATCCAGAAAAGACCCAACTTATTCTAAAATTGCTTCCAACGAAATTAAGCTTATACGACATCTAAAAAACCAACATATCATCAAAATATATGATTTTTTTTATCATGAACAATATACGTGTATGGTAATAAAATATTATAAATATAATCTATATCAATATCAAAAAAAAAATGTTTACATTAATCATATCGATACATGTGTAATTATAACTAATATATGTAAAGGGTTAGATTACCTCAAAGGTAAAGGGGTTATACATCGCGATCTAAAACCCGAAAACATTATGATGATGGATTCCATAAATGAACATTTAGATATAGTTATTATTGATTTTGGGTTATCGATTACAAAAAACGAATTGAAAACAGAAAAACGCCACCATAAATATAACGTTCAAACTATATGGTACCGTGCTCCAGAAATATATTTAGAGTTAGAGTATACTGAAGCTATTGATATGTGGAGTTTGGGGTGTATTGCTTATGAATTATATTGGCATAAACCATTATTTAACAATAAAACTATACATGGCTTGTTTGTTAAACAAAATATATTATTAGACGCACCACCATCAAATATACTAAAAAACATCGACTATATTGATATAATGTATGATGATATAGAATCGCCCGAATATATAGCGGATTTAAAAGGTACTATGATTCCATTAAAACATAAACAGTTCATTAAAGAACATGATAATAATCCCCGTTTATTAGAATTTATTTTAAAATGTTGTTGTTGGGACCACCATAAGCGCCTTACTCCAAGTGAGGCAATTTCCATGTTGAAATTAATTGGCGATTTTTACTAACGGTATTACCACCATATATTATAATATAATATAGTATAGTATAGTATAGTATATTATGCCACCTCGTCGTCGTCGTAAAACTAAAAAAAAACAACAACAATCGAGTGTAAGCTCATCTGTTTCCATAAGACCGAGAAACAGAACGCGAAACCGAACGCGAACCAAATTGACTGATGTAAATATGCGTTTGGAAAAAAATATGTCAACCTATTTAGAGAGTTTAAATATTTCTATACCGGATAGAAATAAAGTTTTAAATTTTTTAGGTACTTATGGTCCAATATTGGTATTTACATTGGCACAAACCCTTGCTGAATTACAGCTCAGTTGGGATGAATATATAACTATGTATCCAGGGTATATGTCGGCTCTCAATACTGATCCCCATAAAAATAAATCTTATGATAAAAGAATATATAATACATCGCATACTATTGGTCCATCAAATGTTGCCAAATTTACCCATGAACAATTATTCGCTAAAAAGAATATTTCAAAGGCGATTCCTTAATAATCGTTTTTTTTTGTTTATATTTTTTTGATTTCGTTTTATAATTAATTTTTAATTTACGTTTAATTATGGCTTTAGCAACACTACCATATTTAGTGTCCATATAATTATTATGTTTAACTATCCGGGATACATCGGGACAGTTTGATTGAGACCGTCGTCTTCGGCGTCTCGTATGTCTTTTACGAGATATACCCTTTAGCACATGATATACCTTTTTTGTTTTACGTATCATACTATAAACCCTTATTTATTTATATCAAATCTAAATATATATATAGATTAGTTAATATGTGCGGTATATATGATGTATATAATATAATATAATAGAATATAATAGAATATAATATAATATAATGAATTCAGCACACCGTCATATTCGTAAAATTATTCTGATCACTAATCCCTATTCTGGTAAACCCATTAAAATTAAAATCGCTCATAGTAATAATAATGGCCATGCTACGAAGCCAGTCAATAAAACACTATTATTGAAAGATATAATTAAAAATTATTTTCCACACACATAACTATTTGAAATTTTGATTTTTACTTTTTTTTTTTTATATGAGTGTTCTCTCTCTCTCCCCGAAATATACTTTTTTACTGGTTCATTTATACTTTTTATACTTTTTATCGATTTTCCTTATCCAAAATATGATGGGATTGTCATGTTATGATGGTTGATTGTTATTAGAATTTACTCTGAAAAAAAGGTATAAAAAAAGTATAAAAAGGTATAAAAAAAGTATAAAAAAGTATAAAAAAAGTATTAAAAAGTATAAAAAGGTATAAAAAGGTATAAAAAGGTATAAAAAGGTATAAAAAGGTATATTTGTTAATAGGTATGAAATTGAAATTTAATTTATATTTATAATATAAATGAGCCCATACATTTGTAAAAGTTGTAATTATACTACAAAAATAAAGACACATTTTAATCGCCACCTAAAAACTAAAAAGCATTTGGAAACCAATAAGCTTTATGGTATGATTTTCTCAAATAGTAAAAAAGGTATAAAAATGAGCACAAATGAGCACAAAATGAGCACAAATGAGCACAACTCAAAATGCAATGAACCAACAATGAGCACAAATGAGCACAAAATGAGCACAAATGAGAATCGCTCATTTCAGTGTAACTATTGTAAACTATATTTTAGCACAAAACCCAATATGCGCAGACATGAAATCCATTTTTGTAAAATTGCTAAAAATGAAAAATCAAAAAATGCCGAAATGGCATTAATTATGGGAATCCATAATCAAGAAAAGGAAAAACTACATAAATACATTGAAACATTATTGGAGACACGTAGTAATACGAATAATTCCCACGATTCTATGGATAATATTCATTTAAATAATTATGGTAAAGAAGACATGAGTTATATAACTGACAATTTTAAAAATGAACTACTAAAGGGTCCGTATGGTATGATTCAGAAATTAATAGAAGCTGTTCATTTCAATAAAGAAAAGCCAGAAAACAATAATATACTATTGCCGAATAAGAATGAAAAAATGGTAAAAATATATAGAGGCGATAAATGGGTATATAAGGATAAAATTGAAACGATTAATGATCTCATAGATTGGAAAAATTTTATATTAGATAATCATTATGAAAGTTTATATAACGACGCGGAAATTGCTGGTATATTGAATACTAAACATATAACAACCTATAAACGTTTCCAACATTTATTTGATAGTAATAATGAAAAATTACACGATAAATTGAGAGCTGATTGTAATTTTATATTATTAAATAACCGACAGGTATGATTATGATTCAATGTCTTCATCATCATTTACATCCATTATATTATTATTTAGTTTATAAATGGCAAAAATGATAAAATACAGTATTGCCAATAATACAATATATTTAGAATAATTCATGATAATATATATTAAGATATTATTTATTTTGCAAACATTTATAGAGTTCATGTTTTTTATAAGATTTGGTTAGGTCTACCTCTTGTGAAAATGTATAATTTTCGATGATGGAACAATATTCCATTACTTTGAAGTTTATTTTACTCATATTAAGATGGCGTTTTTCATATAATAACTCAAATAATATTTTTAGTTGTAATAGGGATTGTTCAAGGACTGTGCCCGTATATAATATTTGTTGTATTTTTTCAAAAAGCATATTAAATACCGTATTATCATTTAATATTTTGTTAATTTTAATAATCGATGGTGAAATATAGGTATGATAGTCTTCCAATATACTTATGTCGGTCGTATCAAGGTCTATATGTTGATATAAATATTGAATAATTAATTTCAATACACACAGACTATTATTTTTTATATTATTATTACTAAAATTATTACAATTTATTGGGCCTATTGTTTTTTTATAAGCGAAATTCATCGCGTCAGTTACATTGGGTATGTAGTATAAATCTTTACTAATATTAGAATTTTTGGCCATCAATATGAATTCAGTAAATAGTAATATGGCTCTTTCCGCTAAGAAAACCGTAATATTAAGATTCTTTGTATAATTTAAGATGACCCAAAACACATGAAACATAACATTGCTACTGGTTATAACATGTATTGTTTTGGTGTTTTTTTCAAGTGAATTTAATTTATCATGGACATTTGTAATAGTTTTTATAAAACACTTTGAAAAATATATATAAATTTTATTAAAATTAAAATTAAAATATGGTTTTTTTTCACTATTAATGAATGATAGTAAATCAGTATTACTATCAATATTCATTGTAAAATAGCAAAATAAAATAAAATAATCAATCGAATGATAATACGAAACTATTATAGACCACATCGTTTATATTAGGTTGTCCATGTTGGTTCTCGTCGGGAGTTCGTAAATCCAGTTTATATAATATGGTTTTTTCACCATTTATATATTTTTCATATGAATACAATGATCCATTATATAGTTTCAGACATTGTTTTATTACTGTAATTAATTTTCGGGGAGTAATATCATCTAAATATCTTTTGGTTTTACATGGTAAATAGCATTTCCGCAATTCATCTAATACAGATTTGGCTTTGAATATTATATTATGTCTTACTATAGTTTTTTTTGAGAAACTTACATCACTTTTTAAGGAATTGATATTTAAACATGCCAATAATTTCATTATTAATTCCAAAGTTGGTTTTATTAAAAATAATTGGTTTATAGTCATAAAATAATTATATAAAATATATAGGGATACTAAACATATATAATAATAATACTTATACATATTTCAAGTTCATACACGATTCTAATGTATTTTTGTAATCTGGTAAGGGTTTGGACCTCTTTAATTTATAATCATCCGATGCTTTCTTAATCCGGTCCTTATCAATATTAAATAAACCATCCCCAAATAGGTCATAATTTATTTCTTCTATTGTTGGAATAACGGATATAACGGGTGGTAATACCACATTATATTTTTTTTTTTCATTACTAATTGCGCGATATTCTTCTATATTGTATCTACCGCCAAATCGCTTTAATAATAATTTAGAATTTGCGATGAACGTTGGTTCATTATTGTTATATAAATAATTTAAAATACTATACCGTTCCCATACATTACTATCGTGATTCATCTCGAAATTATAGGCAGCGGCGCATTCAGCAGAACAAAAATTACCGAACATATGGTATATCCCATTTATTTTGTGTATTGGAATTCCATAGGGTTCGGAATCAAAACTATGACAATCCCATAGACAATCTATATTTGTTGATGCTGGCCATTTATGTGTTTTATTATATTCGATAAATTCCATAAATATTTTGGAATTCGTTGATTGTGATATGCTGGATTGAGTATTTAATTCGGTTTGTCGTTCTTTGATAATTTTATCTAATACACAATCCATATCCTGAACTTTTTCTTGATCTTGAACTCGAACTCGAACTTGTTCTTGAACTTGTTCTTGAACTTGAACTTGAACTTGTTCTTGAACTTTATCTTTATCTTGTTCCATAACTGAATTGGTTTCTGGAATATGGTCTGGTTCTGTATCACAATCGGAATTTAGTAATATACCATCATTTATTTTTTTTTCATTATATTTTGAAAATAGTATATTTACGGATTCAAAGGGTTCTGGTTTATCAATGACAGCATCGGTTTCTACAAAACTTATATTTTTTAATGGTAAATGTAATATAATATGTTCGTCATCCTGTAATACTATATTATTATCTAATGTTCCAAATTTCTCTTTTGGTTTACGTCCACGTTTTTTTGGTAATTCCGTTTTTATGATTAGGTCTTTATTTTTTGGTTTACGTCCACGTTTTTTGGGTATGATCGTATCATTCACTGAAACCTGTTCTTTTATTTTGGGTTTCCTACCTCTTTTTTTATTTATAATTTCGGTATTCATATTATAAAAAAAAGGCAATAGTTCTTTAAGTTTATTTGTGTTAATAAAATGGTATTTGATTAATGGTGTTTTCTACATGTAGGTATATATGTATCTATCGAACCCACCAGTGTTTGATTTGTATCATTGACTATACGTTTAGTAAAATCGGCCTTGGTTCCATCTTTACAAATAATACATAATGCTTGTAATTTTTTAATAGTATTACATAACGGTATTAATTGTAGAATATCGCCAAATGGTTGCTGTTTAAAATCGCCATCTAATCCAGCAACATATATAATTTTATTGGCTGTAAGTGCCCTTTTAACAAATATAGTTAAATCATCGAAGAATTGTGCTTCTTCAATGATTATAATTTTATATTTGTCTATATCCATATCATATAATTGACCAGTTTGAATACATGGAAATGATTTATTATCATGTGATATGATTTCACAGTTTCCATAACGATTATCAATAACATGACTAATAGCTAATACGGGTTCTTCTAAAATACGATAATTATTAATGATTCTTAGCAACTCAGTACTCTTGCCAGAATACATACATCCAATTATCAAATGTAGTTCACCGGTTGACATGATCAATTGATATGAATAATCAGCCGTATATAACTTAATTTATAATTGCTTTCTTTATACAATCTTAAAAAATCAATTTTATAATTAATAAATAATAATATACATAAATAATTATAATAATAATTATTTGATATTATACTAATATTTGATATAAATAAAAAAAAATATAGAAAAAAAATATAGGAAATGTTGTCATATAGATATTATTTAATTTAATTTAATTATTAGGTAATATAGTATTAGTTCTTAACCAATTTCTTCTTCTTTACGATTTTCTTTGGCGTTGCAGCAGAACCACTTTCATCATCCTCGTCAGTATCATCGAGCATGGTTGGTTCAGTTGAACCAGTATCTCCACCAGTATCTACATCTTCATCGTCACTATCAGGCAAGAAATCTTCACCACCCGATGATTCTGGGACATCTACAGTAGCTTTAACCATTTTCCACTGACACATGTAATTTGCTGCTGCTACCCAAATACCCACACAAGACATGATACATTTAACCTTGGCACCTTTTACTAAAACATCATCCATTGATTTTTCGGGATTAGCACCAGAAACATTAAATGGATTACCTTCCATATCATACAATTTGGTTTCCCATACGTTATTTTTACAAGGGATTTTGAGTTTAAATGTAGGAGCATATTTACCATTCGGTTCACCAGTATCTTTATCCTTAGAAACCTTAACAATTGGAGGAGTAAATTTAGAACCCATAATATCTTTTGAACATTTATTCTTAGGAAGTTTGAACCACGATGTTCCATTGTCAACTCCAAGGTCGATCAATCGTTCTTCTACCTCCAATAGTCTATCATGAAACGCTTGAAGTTCGGGATTTTCATCCATACCTTTAAAAGACATTTCACAACTATATTTAGGATAAGCGCCTTCACTAAAGCAACTCATACCCCATGGGAGTTCCATCCAAGGAGTTTGGATATTGAAACGACTACCAGAATAATTAACATATACTAACTTAGCTCCATTATCCAAAACTTTAGCTTGAGATACTGCGACCTTGGTAACATCGATATTTTTTCCTTTAACGAGTGATTGAGACATGATTATTATAGTTATTGATTATTTGTATGTAATAAACATTTAAGCATTTTTATTAATTCAATTTTTTTTTAAAATTGATTATTTTTTAATATAAAGCCATTATAATAATAAAACTTAAATGTCGCATACTAAAAGAATGCCTATGGTAATACCGAAAAAGGACTATAATAAACTTAAACAGTCAAACACATTAATATATGTCGCTGATATTAAGGCTACATTAAAACATTATGGTATAGCGAATAAGGGTAAAAAAAAATATTTAATTTCGTGTTTAGATGTATTATATGGTATAGATACAGTGGATACAGTGGATACAGTGGATACATTGGATACATTGGATACAGTGGATACAGTGGATACAGTCGATACAGTGGATACATTGGATACAGTGGATACATTGGATACAGTGGATACATTGGATACAGTGGATACATTGGATACAGTGGATACATACCAAGATGTGGAGTGTGACTATAGGGGTCCGTCCATGGATAATTTAACACTAATAAATAATACCGAAGATTTCTATACATTTCAATCAATGAATGAAATCGATAAAGAATATTTATTCACATATAAAACCATGGATAATTTCATATATGGTTTTGATATACGTTCTTTTAAAAAACTAATAGATAATACGACATTCAATCCATATAATCGCGAAGAAATTCCGTCTATAGTTATCGACAGAATGAATAAGCGTCTTCAACAAATGATTAATAATAATATAAATATAAATGTAGAAAAGGACATATTAACACCCAATCAAATATATAATAGTCGTATTTTATCAATATTCCAAAAAATGGATGAATTAAATACTGTGGCTGGTGGAACTAATACTGAATGGTTTACGAACCTATCATTTATAGAATTAAAGGCATTTTATCGAAATTTAGAGGATATATGGAATTTTAGGTCAGAGTTATCACATGAAAAAAAACTGGCGATTGTCCCCACCAATAATGCATTTAAGAATAATTTATATTATATTATGAACTTACCATTATGTGAAAAACATACTTTACAACAGATTATATTAAATGAAATAGAATTATTGGTATCATCTGCTATAGATAATGAAAACAAAAGCACTGGTTGTTATTATGTATTAATTGCCTTTACTGAAATTTCCCCAGAAATTGCGGCTGAGATGCCATGGCTTATTCAATATTAATGATTGTTATCCCGCCAATAATTAAACCAACTCCCATTATCATTTTAGGTGTTATTTTTTCTGAAAATAATGTATAACCGACCAGCATTGTTAGAGCAATAATGATGGATTGGATATGTGGTAATATATAGGATATGTCTCGAAGTTTGATTATATATAGAAACATTAATGACGCTAATATAGTGGACAGACTGCCAAATAATAGGATCCCCATATCTCCTATTGTTAATAATTTATAGGATGAATAATTTATTTTGGTTGTATTAATAAACGTAAAATATAGAACGAGTAATAATATAACGCAAGCTATGACTGTATTATGGATCATTAAATATTCATATGGATTTAGTTTTTTTAACAATATTTTTTTTAGGAAGGGATTAATCGTCCAACAGATTATTAGAAATATTAAGTAAACATATAACATAATCTATTACTATATTTTTTACATAAGGTTTTATATTTTTTTTTCTTGGAAAGTGATCGCATTTTCCGTTGTAATTCATTTAGTCGTTTTTTGGTTCTTAGTGTTTTTCTTGGCATGACAATACTATTATTATTTATCAAGATTATTTATAATATCATTATAGATATGTGGCATATATAAATGCGCAGATTCTAATGTATATCTTTTTTGTAATGGTTTCCATAATGTTGTTGTTAATTCGTTTGGTGAAACATCATTGAAAATGATACCACAACCATGTAATATATTATTCTTTTTTATAGTAATAAATGGCTGTATTTTACAATCAAATTGTAGTGTGGCAATAAACTGTGCTATATCATTACATGGAATTTCAGTTTCAATTTCTAATATGGATGCCATTATTCGATTTAATATAATATATAATATATAATCTATTATTTAATAGATTTTACTGTAATGGAAAATAATAATCTCGAATTAGTATTTAAACAATGGGAAAAGACTGAAGCTTCCAATAAAAATGATATATTGGATAGTATCGCCATCAATTATATGGCGATTATGTATTATATTAATCTCAATTATATGATTGTAGTGTGTCACTTAATGAGAATTAATATTCCGTATATCGCGTTTTTATTGAATAATAATTTTTGTTTCTACCTAATTACGGTATGAAAATAAACAATTTATAAAAAATTGACTTAAAGTTAAGATAGTTATATATAACTATAACCATGCCAGCATCTAAATCAACAACCTCTCAAGCATCTGCTCCAGCAGCTCAAAAAAAATCCGCTAAATCACCTAAAGCACCTAAATCTACCGCACCTAAATCTACCGCACCTAAATCTGCCGCACCTAAATCTGTCGCACCTAAATCTGCCGCACCTAAATCTGCCGCACCTAAATCCGCCACACCTAAATCCGCCACACCTAAATCTGCCGCGCCTAAATCTGCTGCTGCTGTTACTGTTGTAGCAGAACCGGTAGCTACAACCGAAGTAGTTGCTCCTCCAACGGTTGAGAATACGGTTACCGATTTGGAATCTCAGTTCGCCGCGATTACACAGCGGTTGTCGGAACTCAAATCCCTCGAATCGTCTATTTTGGCCGATGTAAAGAAACTCCAAAAATGCACAACTAAATATGTCAAGGAACTCAGTCGTAAAAGTTCAAAGCGTCGCTCAAATAATGATGCCGACAAGAAAAAACGTGCTCCCAGCGGATTTGCTAAACCGGCTCTTATTTCGCCAGCATTGTGTTCGTTCCTTGGTCAACCAACCGGAACCGAAATGGCTCGCACTGAAGTAACCAAATTCCTCACATCATACATTAAGACGAATGAACTCCAAGATCCTTCCAACCGCCGTAAAATCATCCCGGATAAGAAACTCCAATCTCTCTTGAACACCAAGAAAAGCGATGAAGTCACTTATTTTAACCTTCAAAAATATATGAAAGTTCACTTCCCACTTTCAGCTAAAGCTAAATCTGAAGCCGCCGCAGCATCGGCATCGGCATCGGTTTAAATTAAATTAAATTTAATTTAATTTAATTAAACTAAATATCTAAATAGTATATCATACAATTTTATTTTTTCTATATTTGAGTTCGGATTCGTAATCTTCTTTTGTTAATTCATACCCCCAATGTTGTAATGTTTGTCTAATTTTTGGTGATATGGAATAATCGTTCCATTTCCCTTTTTTTTTAATGATTAAGGTAATCAACCATTTCCTGAAACGTCCATTTTTTCCAGCAATTCCTTTCCATCTTTTTATTTGTCGTTCATCGTCTTTGGTGCGACGACCATTATAAAAATTACAATACCATTGAACCCATCCATATGGATCTGATTTATTTATCCAATTTTTTTCTTCCCAAAATTCCAATGAAGTTCCAACTCTTACATTGTATTTATTTATTTTATTATTACAATCTTTATTGGATAAATGTTCTTCAGGTATTCCTTTCCACCACACTGCTGGTAGTTTTTTATGTACATTGTTATATTTTTTTTTTGTAATATTGGAATATATTGGTCTCCAATAAGTACCACCAAAACTACCTAATTTAAATATATCTCTCGGTGTTAAATTTGGATTGAAATCGGTCATATAAATGTTATTATTTATATAATAAAAGATAAAAAGATAAAAGATAAAAGATAAGATATGAAAAATTGTTTTATTTTTTGAAAAATATAGCGCGATTTTTATTATTATAACTACCGACATGGTCTCCTATATCATCATTTGATAATTTTTCATATATATCACGGTCATCGTCATCCGTAACAAAATATTTTTTTCCCTGAATTGTTTTTTCATTAAAGGATACTTCAATTTCTTCTTCAGAATCGTTGTCTTCTACTACTTCTGCTTTATCGGCTGCTTCTACTTTATCCGCTTCTGCTGCTACTTCTACTTCTACTTCTACTGCTACTTTTGCCGATTCTACTTTTTCTGCTTCTGCTACTTTTGCCGATTCTACTTTTTCGGCTGCTGCTACTGCTGCTGCTACTTTTTCGGCTTCTGCTTCTGCTGCTGCTGCTGCTTCTGCTACTTTTGCCGATTCTACTTTTTCTGCTTCTGCTGCTTCTGCTGCTGCTGCTGCTGCTACTTTTTCGGCTTCTGCTGCTGCTACTTTTTCGGCTTCTGCTACTTCCGCTGCTGCTGCTTCGGCTTCTGCTACTTTTTCGGCTTCTGCTAATTTTTCGGCTTCTGCTTTACTTTTGGCTTTAGTTTTGGCTTTGGGTTTGGCTTTGGCTTTAGCTTTAGTTTTAGGTTCACTAACAACTTTTGGGGATTCTTCAAATGGTTCCAGACTAGATTGTTTTAATTTACCTTGTAAGAACTTTATTTCACCATTTTTATCCATTAATTGTGAATTTAAACTTTTAATTATAGATACCTTTTGAAAATCCGCTAATTCAGTTTTAACACTTTCATAATTTTCTTCAAGATTGTGACATTTAGTTTCCAATATGGTTATTTGTTGTTTTTGTTTATCTAATAATGTTTCGAGATTAATAATGCGGTTATTAAAATAATCAAATACTTCAGTAAGTGAATTATCAAAAGATGTTGAAATTTTACTACGCATTCCTTCCATAATTATAGTTATTAGTATTAATCAAAAATCGTTACACGTGTTTAAATAAATATTTAATATTAATATTAATATAAAAATTAATATAAAAATAAAAATTAATATAAAAATAAAAATTAATATAAAAATAATGGAAATGTGTTTTCTTATTCAGTTGCATCCGTGTCTTCAGGATCTTTTTTAAATGGATGTTTTACAATAACTACACCATCTTTTATAGTTTCACATTTATAATTGCTATAACCCAAATCACAGGTTTCCTTTTCTAATGCCCCGCGTTCTGAATTACGATACATATTGGAGAAGAAATAATAGAATAATCCACCACGTAATATTCCAAATATTACATTATAAATGACACCTTGTGCGTCATTGACACAACCTATGGCCATTCTACTCCAGATAGTTATGACTATCATAAAAATCATGAAATTGAACTTATACCAATCCATGATATTTTTCTGCCACATATCTGAAAAGAAGAATGCCGCAATAAATGTTATTATTTCTATATGTGTGTTATTTAAAAAGGACAAATTCCCATCAGCTCCTGGTGAAGAACCAAACATCGCACATGCGTCATTATATATGGTGTTGGTATATTTTTTATAAATGAAACCAAACATATCATTAAGAATCAATCCCAATAACAACACTCCGGCTCGTAAATCTTTATATAATGTTAATGAGAAATATGTAAAAAAATATAACCCAAGTGGAATAGTTCTAACAAACGTATGTAGCAGTCCTTTAAATACTTCCAGTCCAGAAAATACACTCATATTGTATATATAGTATATATTTATATATAATTCCATAAAATTAATATTTTACATTCCATACAATTAAGATTCTTTTATCTATCTATATTATATATATATATAGAATGAATAAATTGTATCAGCTAAGAAAGCATACGATAGAATCATATGTTATTGTCAGTAACTTCGAAGACACTACTGAAAAAAAATGTATAAAATTGGATCGTAAGAATCAACAAGTTTATAATGAGCTATTAAATATAGCCAATAAAGCCAATAATACCTTAAAACATAGTGTTTTATCAATGAATATAGAAGTCCCATTACCACCAAGACCATCTAATAGAGATAGACTTATATTATGGAAAAAACGAAATATATCTCGTCCTGTTATAGACCAGAGTAATGCAATCGTATTTTTAGAATCTAAAGGTTATAAATTAAATCAAGATTATGAAGCTTATCAAGCTATTCATTTATCTAAAGAATTGAAAAAAACTGAAGGCATCGTCGATATTCCCGATAATAATTCGAAACTATTCGATAATAATATATTTACTAACACCGATAATAATTTTATGCGACGTCGTTCAGTGATGAGAATGAACAATACCATTCTGGAAATCAAACATGAACCGGAACATGAATATGAACCGAAACCGGAACCGGAAACCAAACATGAACAGGAATCATTTATGGTAATAAACGATGGTTTTACATCTAGGGGGCGTGCTATTAAACCCAGTGCTCCGCCTTTAACACGTAGTTTGATTTACCCCAAATTAGGTGATAATTATATAGCACATGTATGAAACATATAAGCTATATAAGCTATATAAACTATATAAGCTATATAACATATCGATTAAATTTCAAATCATTATTTTCTAAACAATTTTCTAATATGTCCCATATATTTTTAATTGGTTTTATGATAATATTTTGTAAAACTTCTGGGCGCGTTTTATCAATTATTTCAATATCTTGTTGATTTTGTTCTGGATATAATACTAATTTTACACCAGCCATTTTTGCTCCCTCTATTTTATTCTCAAGTCCTCCTATAGCATGAATACTACCATTTAAATCTATTTCACCCGTTAATGCCACCGTATTTTTCACTGGTATATTACATAATAATGAAATAATAGCTAAAGTTATAGCGCCGCCAGCGGAAGGTCCGTCTTTTGGCGTTGCCGCTTCTGGACAATGTACATGAATACCCCAAGTATATAAATCAACCCATTCCTTCGTTATTTTTTTCTTAATAACATCGGGCAATATATTCCACGCTATAGTTTTAGCACATTTCACACTTTCTTGCATAACATCCCCTTGTTGCCCGGTAATCATTAAACTTAATTTTGAATCGCTGGGTGTTTTAAATGTTTCTATTATAGTTATACCGCCACTACCTGTTGATGTAGCATATAACCCATTTACTAATCCTATATGACTATTATTCGCTATTTTTGTTAATATAATTTTAGGTTTATCAGAAAATATTTCATTTACGATATCAATTGTTATATCAATTGGAAATTCCGCATAGTGTTGATCCATGAAACATCGTAAATTAATTTCACGAATAATTTCAAATATTTTCTGTTTTAGTTTACGAATACCCGCCTCAAATGTATAATTATCGATGATATATTCTATTACTTTATCTTTAAAATGAACGGAATTAGTGGGGAATCCAACCGTTTCTAAGAATTCGGGTAATAAATAATTATTAACTACGTGTATTTTTTCCTTTTTAGATAAATTCTTAAATTTAATGCGATGAATTCTATCCGCCAATACGGAATCTATTTTATTTGGGTCATTATATGAAAATATGAATAATACTTTCGATAAATCGATTTTGACACCTGAAAAATATTTATCGAAGAATTCGTCATTTTGTGTAGCATCGGTCATATGTGTTAGAATACCAATTATTTCTTTTCCATTTTCGGTATTACTTATTTTGTCCAATTCATCTATATATATAATGGGATTCATACATTTAGTTTCTCTTAAAACATCAACTATCTTACCCCATCCAGAACCAACATATGTATAGCTATGTCCCTCTAATGTAGCCCCGTTCGAAGAACCGCCAATGGGGATGAACGCAAACGGACGTGTTACTCCATTAGCATCAACCAAACATTTAGATATACCTTTTTTTGCTAATGTGGTTTTACCTGTTCCGGGTGGACCTTCAAATCCCAAACAATAACCTTTCATTTCACCATTTATCCATTGCGCAATTATACGCTTTACTTCATTTTTCGCCTCATTTTGACCATAGACGGCTTTATTTAATGTATCTTCTACATTATTAATATATTGCTTCGTATTGTTTCGATAATCCAGCCATTTATTTTTAATAATACTATAATTATTAACTACTTCAATGGGGTATTTAGATACAAATACAGTTTCTATTTTTTCTTTAAGGGTGTTATTGGTTATCGTGCTATATTTCTCATGTATTAAATTTATTAATATGGTCTTCTTCGGTTTACCAATTAATTCTATTTTATTTTTAGCACCAAGAATTATATTTATTTTTTCTATAATTTTGTATAAGTCTTTTACCTTGAATGCCGTATTTATGCTGGATTTGTTATTTATATCGATGTCAGGTTCTAATAGTTTACTCATTTTACCAATATATATATCTATATCATTGGATTTGGGTCCTGTGTTTCCAGCGAGACCGTTAAGACCGACGAGGTCTTCTATGCCTTTGAGGCTCTTGTAAAATATACTTATTTCAATCTTAAATGTTTCTAAGAATGTTATAATATATTCTTTACTATATATCCCAAATGGGATTGATAGTAATCCATCCAAATATTGTTGAGCCTTTGATGCGCTATCGTTTCCTTTGTTTAGAATTTCCTTATATTTATCCATCGCTTTACATTTCACGTAATCGGATACCTTTAATAGTGCTATACGTTTTTCATATGGTATATCTTCCTCTTTAAAATTCGATAAAGTTTTGTTATAAACATCTATTTTTTTTATTGCGATTTTAAATAATTTTTGAATACTCCAATGAAGACTATTATAAACCTGTTCGGCTAATGGTTGAGGTTTTAATAAATAGGATTCGTTACTGATCATATCGTACATCAAATATGCCAAATATTGGGTTTCGATGTCATCTTTCATTAATAGAAATAATGTTAGAAAATCGCGTTGTTGTTCTATTGGCATATTAAGAAATTCCTTCACTAATGAAGAAATATTTTTGTCTTTTAATTTTATTATTTTATAATAAGACATTTTACAATTATCTATCAGTATGAGTATATCATTTAAGATAAAATCTCGTAATGTTAATTGGTTTATGTATCCAATTTTAAATGCTTTATTTATATCAAGGGTCTTTAATTTCTCTATTAATTTATTATTTTTGTCATTTAATGGTCCTTTTATACGTAAAATATTTAAGGGGTCATCAATGAAATACCCATCAATCATTAAGGTTATATTTTTATGTATTATGGGAATGCATATCTGACAACCATTTATATGACTAATTAATGTCGTTGGTGACTTTAATGCATGATATGTAATTGTTTCACTGTCTATCGTATCAATTATTTTATAGTTATGTGGTTTGAATGTCTCATTTATAAAAAAAATAATGTCATTACTATTATAATAATAATTAGCATTAATTCCCGAACATAAATATATTATATCAAATATATCATTCGCACCAATATTCAAACTTAATATTTTCAATTTAGATAACACTGTATCTAATTTAGCACGTTTAAGTTTTATTTTATCTATATGGATATTAAATAAATTACTAACCGAATCATATTGACTAACTATATTTTCCAAATTTTGGAGATGTATATTATATTTATGTTTCGAAATTAAATTGTTTCTGTAACTATCATTAATTCTATTCATAATGCCATATATTATGTCATATATATGATAGATAGACTTATTGATGTTTTTTATTGCCAACAATTTAATAATTAATTTATTATACCGCATAAATTAGATATAGATATTTATTAAACGTAAATCATAATTCATTGTAAATCATTGTAATTCATTGGAATCTACTAATAATTATTTAATTGAAAATAATACTTAAAATATTAAATATATTCTATTATTATTAATACTATAATAATGGCGTTGGTGCATCGCGGTGGTAAAAAAAAACGTCGTGGTAAAAACCTCAATCTAACATCCAGACCTATGGAATATATTACAGAAGACCAAAATTATGGTCAAATCACAAAGGTTTTAGGAAGTGGTCGATTTATGACAAAATGCTATAAATCAAAACCCAATGGTGATTTTGATATGGTGGAAATGGTATGTACTGTGCGTGGTAAAATGCGTAAAAGGGTCTATGTTAATAATGGTGATATAGTTATAGTAGCCATGAGAGTATTTCAGGATAATAAAGGCGATATCGTCCATAAATATTCTTATGATGAAGCAAATCAATTAAAAAAACAACAATTATTGCCGAAGATTGAATTAACTAACACCAACGCAACTAATAATAATAGTGAAATAAATTTTGAAGATGATCCTGATTTGGAAGAATGTGTGGTTAAAAAACAGGAAGATAAGAACCATGATTTAATGTATATGGATTATGATAGTAATGATGATATCATAAATGATACACATGTAAAATATGATGATTTTGGAAATATAGTATAATATAATATATAGTAGCAATCACACTTACACTATTTTTATTTTTATTTTTATTTTTATTTAAACCCATCCTATATATATTATATAGTATATAGTGTCATGGGAATACCCTTGTTTTTTAAAATTATTTCGGAAAAATATACATCGCCTATATTAAATATAGATGATGTGGATGGCGTAAAATCATTATTCATTGATATGAATTGTCTTATTCATCCTTGTTGCCGTAATTTATTGGATATGGATTATAGTTATTATAAACGGGCTCAATACGAAACAAGAATGTTCCATGAAATTGAAAATTATTTACGGAAAATTGTAGAATTAACTGACGCCAAATTTATTTATATTGCGGTAGACGGAGTCGCACCGTGTTCGAAAATGAATCAACAGCGATTAAGACGTTTTAAATCTATATTAGAACGAAAAGAAAATAATAAAATTAAAGGTCAATTATCAATGCCCATCGAAAAGGAATATTGGGATACGAACTGTATTTCGCCTGGAACCGAATTTATGGCATCATTATCGACACATATCACCAACTTAATAATGGATAGTGATATATTCACTAATCGGAAAGTTATTTATAGTGACCACCTTTTACCTGGTGAAGGCGAGCATAAAATATTAGCTTATATCCGCTCACATGAATTGGACGGTAATTCGGTAATATATGGGTTAGATGCGGACCTGATTATGTTAGGGCTCGCCAGTAATAAAAATAATATTTATTTACTACGAGAAGCGATGGCCTTTGGTAAACCTACCGAGGATTTCCTCTATTTAGATATCGATTGCTTAAAATGTGGTATACTGGAAGATTTTAAGGAGCGCTATAGTGTTCATAATAGGGTATTAAAAGATACGATGTTAATAAATATAATTAATGATTATATTTTTATTTGTTTCTTTTTGGGTAATGATTTCCTACCCCATATATTAGGTCTGGATTTACGCTATCAGGGATTAGACATTATGTTGGATATTTATACCGAAGCATTTTCATTATTGAATAGCAATATTATCCAAGATAATAAAATTAATATGGATTTCCTAACCATATTTTTATCAAAATTAAAAGATAAAGAACCAAAATTTATTAGTGTATTATTTAAAAAGCGCCAGAGTTTAAATAAATTCTTTAAAGTGAATGAATCTAATGAATATGATCGTCGCATAGCCTTATTAAATAACTATCCAATTTTGAATATGGATGATGAAAAATATGTTATGAACGATAATTCCCATATGAAATCATGGAAAAATCGTTATTATAAAAAAACATTAGGTAGTATAGAAAAAGACGACATAAACGCTGTCTGTAAAAATTATATAGATGGTCTTGTATGGGTATTTCGCTATTATATGGTCGGATGCGATAGTTGGCATTGGAAATACAACTATAATGATGGTCCATTACTATCCGATTTGGCTGATTATGTCGCCAATATGACAGATGATATAAATAAAATAAAATTTCCCAAAACAGAACCCGTTAATCCATATGTTCAACTACTATCCATATTACCAGAAGAAAGTAGTAATTTATTACCAATCGAATATCGCAAAATATTCAAAGATTCCAATATAAGCTATTTGTATCCTATCGAATATAAACTCGATACAATATTTAAACGCTATTACTGGCAATGTGTACCTGTATTACCACATTTAAATATTAAAGAAGTTATTAAAGAATTTAAAAAAATAAAATGTAGTAAATCATTACACACTGGAACCTTGATTCATAAAGCCGCTTAATTTGTTAGTATTAATTGTTGAATCTTATATAAATTATATACCCCATTTATATAGATAATTGTGTAGATAATACCCAATATATAGCGAGGCATACCTATATTCATATAGATCGCGAAATATAACCATAATGGCATTATTAAACATAGGTTTAATAAGTAACGATTACGTGTTTCTACTATATCGACCGGATTGTTTGTAAATACAAATGTATTTATTAAATATTGTAATACAATCATGCCCAATATAAACTCCACTTGACGTCTTTCAAACATACATAGTTTTAATAATTTTTTATAATATAATTGTTGCTTCATTATTAATATTATACAATATTAATATTAATATTAATATTAATAATAATAATAATAATATAATTATCATACTATAATTATACAGAACCTATAATAATTTTATATTTTCACCAATTGTTTTACCAGTAATTGTGATGGGGGTTCCATCAATTATATCGTGGTCCAATAATACATTTAAAATTTCGGGATATGTCGTATTAGTTATATATATTTGGGTTTTTAATGCGTCGATATCATTACATTTTCGTTTTATTTCCTCATTTGTTATTTTAATATCAAATAATGAGGCGATATTTCTTATATCATTTATTATGGCGATTGATTTATATATCATATAGGTAACGCCAATAGAATTCATAATAGATTGTTTCGTAATCATATCACGAGGACATATTTTGTTATTGATTAATATATATATGTCCGATATCAACTTATCATTATCTAATACATTATTACCTATATTATTAATATTATTATTGATTATTGTATTTATATTGTAAATAATATTATCATAGATATCAAGATCTATGATATCGGCTTTAGTAATATTATTGTAAGTATTGATAGCATTTAACCCCAATATTTCAGCAATAACATGACTCGAATTATCGAAACATACCTCACGATTTACCATACGGGCATATTGTGATAATATATTGGTGTGGTCCGAGTAATATAACGCTATTGAAGGTCGATTATATACACTCATAGATTCCAATGATACTTGTAAAGAGTGATTACAGTCATGAATATATATATTTGCATCATACGTATCTGGATAACGACCGTCATGAAATGCTTCCGCATCGTAGTTCAATGCATTTTCGTTAATATAGGTGATAATATCTTTTTGGTATTGTCGATTAGCATACATCGAGTTTACACCTATATTTAATTTCTTCCTCGCCATAATACCAGCATATCTTAGAACCGACATATTATTTTTATTATGATTATAATTAATATCACTATTTTTGTTAATATAGGTGATAATATCTTTTTGGTATTGTCGATTAGCATACATCGAGTTTACACCTATATTTAATTTCTGCCTCGACATAATACCAGCATATCTTCGAACCGACATATTATTTTTATTATGATTATAATAATTACTATAATAATTATTTAAGTAATAATACTATAATAATTATTTAAGTAATAATAATATAATTAGAATAATATATACTATGGGGAATTATCAATCGCACACTGAAATAGA